CTGCACCTGCTCCTGGTCCTGGTGCTGCTGAAACGATGCCACCACCGCCTGCAACAATTGGTCAATTCGGAAGCGTACAACCGTCACCTGGCGTGCAAGAAATGTATGACTTGGCAGACATGGACAGCGATGAGATGCGTGATGCCAATAGTGCATGGACTGATGTCCCAGGCAGTACTGGTTCTCGCACGCCACCACCGTCTGACAGAGAACCGTGGATTGACACTCCTGGTGCTGCTGGATCACAGAGTGTTGCTACACATGATCCGAACATGCTAACACCCAACCAGCAGATGGTGCTTGCTGCGCTTGGTGGTGGTGCATTGCTTGGTGGTGGTGGATATGCAATGATGCGTAATCCACCGAATGTACCAGGTAGTGCTGCGCTCGGACCACGACCGACTGGTCCCGCTGCACCACCGATGGCTGGTCCTGGTCCTGCACCACCACCGTTGCGTCCACCACCGATACCTGTCGCACCGACACCACCACCGATTGGTGGTGCAGGTGCAACAACGGTTGGACCGCCACCGATACCGACTGCTGCACCACCTATTCCATCTAGTGCAGCACCAACAGCAGCACCGCCAGTGCCACCAGCAGCAGGTCCGCAAGGTGTGCGTGGTAGTGTTGGTCCTGTGCCGCCACCGCCATTGCCACCAACACCGATCACACCGAATGCTGGCATAGTTGTGCGAGGACACATGCCAGCAGCAGGACCAGAGTCACCAATACCACGTGGCACTGAGCGTGGCACTGTTGGTCCTATGCAGTCAGAGATGACTGCACGCAATCTCAGCAACATTCCACCGCCACGTGTACGTGGACAGCCAATTCAACAGTCTGATCGTGGTCGCTTCAATCGTGGTGGTACTGGTAGCGTGACTGTACCAGCCAGTGCTGCACGTCCGCCCGCTACTGGTGGTCGTATTGGTGGTGGCGGTGGACAGAAGCCTGCTGGTGCGCGTGGTGTGTTGCCACAGCCGTGGTGGCAATTGAACAACCCACTGTCATGAACGCACTACCAGAGCCAAACGAAGCAATCATCCTACAAGACGGCACACGCATTGATCCAGTGAGTGGCCGTCGTGAGCGTACGCGTGTCGTCGTACAGCCACGACAGACAGAAGCACAGGCGATTGTCACTCGTGCACGTCGCAAACTAGCTGATCTGCCGACGACACCACGTGCTGCTAATGCACTGATGGTAGTGCTAGGCTACACGCATGTGGGACTGACTGATGAGGACATTGCGATTGCCACTGATCTGACAGTCGATCAGATCAAACACATGCGTGCACTGTCTGCGTACAAGGAACTAGAGCGTAGCACTATACAAGCGATCATCCAACAGGACTCGGATGACGTACGCACGTTCATTGCACAGCACGCACGTGACGCAGCACAGTCGATTGTCCAAGCCATACAGTCAGAGGACGAAGCAGTAGCGCTACGTGCGTCGATGGATGTACTCGATAGAGCAGGACACCGCCCTGCTGATGTCATCGAGCACCGTGTACGCATGGAAGGTGCACTGACTATCGAGTTCATAGAGAAAGACGCTGGCAAAGAAGTGCCAACGATCACGATTGAGAAGGAGTAGTCATGGCTACGGTCGCTGATCTGTCTGGCAACAGGCCAAACAATGCACCATTGGTCGATGTGACGTACAGCAAGGCCAATCGCACCAATGCTGGTACGCCGATTGGCTCGCTTGTGCCACTGTATCCAGGTGAGATCGTGCTCGACAGCACGAACAGACTGCTTTGGCGTGCGATTGGCATTACGAATGCCAACTGGGAACCAACCAACGACTCGATCTAGTCATGGTGTGGCATCCAAACGCGCCACAAGGGCGTGAAACAGACAAAGTACGCTTCGATGCATGGATGTACATCGGTGGCGAGGGTCTCGACATCGGTTGTGGCAACTGCAAAGTGCATCCGAATGCGGTAGGCATCGACCAGATACGCATTGGTGGTGCGCCACTCGGTGATATGTGTGCTGATGGACGCTCACTGAAGCAGTTCACTGATGAGTCGTTCGATTATGTCTACTCCAGTCACTTCCTAGAGCATGTGATCGACTACGAAGCCACTCTTGCTGAGTGGTGGCGTGTTGTGAAGGTCGGTGGGTATCTCATTCTGTACCTACCACACCGTGACTACTACCCACGCATGGGTCAACACGGTAGCAATCCAGATCACAAGCACGACTTCCATCCTGACGACATCAAGAAGGCGATGTGGCGTATCACTAAGAGTGGTGAAGTGCCTAGCTTCGATGTTGTAGAGGATGAGGACCGTGTTGGTGGCAATGAGTACTCATTCTTCCAAGTGTTTCGCAAATGTGAGGTGGGTGAAGGACGATACGATCCGTGGGTCACGTGTCGCGCCCGACTGAAGACCGACGGCACTCGTACCGTCTGCATCTCACGCTACGGCGCAGTAGGCGATACTGCATTCCTTGCTAGTATCGCAGCGCAATACAAGCGCAATGGGTGGTACGTCGTCGTCCATACGTCACCAATCGGTGTCGATCTGCTGCGCCACGACGACTCCATCGACGAACTGTATTCGTTCAACAACGATGGCGTGTTCTTCTTAGGAACACTCGAACCGTTCTGGCAACACCTCGCTCGTAGGTACGACCGTGTGATTAATCTCACACAATCAGTCGAAGGACAACTGCTACCGAGTCCTGAGCATGTGTATCATGGCTATCCACTCGACGTGCGACAGAAGCTGTTGAGTGTTAGCTACATGGAACGCATGCATGACATCGCTGGTGTGGAACACAACTGGGATGGTATGCGCTTTGCGGCCACGATTGAGGAGATGCACTGGGCCAAGGGCATGCAGAACACGCTCAGTCGTCGTGAAGCACCAAATGGCATGCAGTACAGAGCACCGATCATCGGTGTCTGTCTAGCAGGCAGCGCATGTCACAAGGTCTATCCATTCCAACACATGGCAATCGCACGACTGATGCTAGAAGTCGATTGCAGTGTGATACTGTTTGGTGGTCCTGAAGACCTGCCACACGAAGAACTCGTGTGTCAGACTGCACTGGCTATGGGCATTGATCCCAAGCGCATCGCACGCTCGTGTGGCAAACAATGGACGCTGCGTAAGTCACTAGCTGTATCTGTGTGGTGTGACCTACTACTCGGTCCAGAGACAGGAATCCTTCAATGGAACGCGATGCAGAGCAATCGCAAAATCGTACTGCTCTCGCACTCCAGCGCAGAGAATTTGACAAAGCACTGGCTCAACACAGTGGCACTCCGACATCCAACACCATGCGGCCCGTGCCACAGAAAGCACAACGACTGGACGTGGTGCGTACGTGGTGGAAGTGGTGCCTCCGCATGTATGGAGTTCCCCGTTGACACCATCGTAGGAGCAATACGCGATGCCTTCCAAATCAAAGAAGCAATCACGCTTGATGGCAGCAGCAGCACACAATCCGAAGTTCGCGAAGAAAGCAGGCGTGCCGCAAGAGACAGCACAGGAGTTCAACCAAGCAGACAAGGGCGGCTCGACTTTGAAAAAGGCAATGGTGCAGCGCCACATGACGAAGCGTGGCCGGTGAACGAACGCACCATTGCACACAATGCACTGACGCATCAGGCACCGATTGACGATTAGCTATGGCACTGTCACCGATCTTTCAGCAGATGATCGCACGTGCGATCCCATCGTCACGTGGTGCACTCGCTGAACGATTGGCACGTGCAGAGTCATTAGGTTTCACCACACCTGTGCATCACACATCACGCTATCCAAGACAACTTGAGGCATTTGAGCCACGACGTGGTAGCGAACACAAAGACATTCCAGCTACGCATGTTGGTACACCAGACGCAGCACGCGAACGTGCGTATGCTATTCTGGGACCGCCTAGGATGGCCGATGAACAGCGCCTAGCTGGTGTGCATACGTATCCATTAGTAGCACGGATTGAGAAGCCATATCTGTCTAAGAGCAATGAAGGTATGGTTCCACATCGAGAAGCAGCCCTGAGCAATCAGGTGATGCGTGAGCGACTGCCAGAGCATATAGAAGCGGACATCCGCATTGGTGCCATCACTCCTAGTCAAGAGAAGATATTGCGTCAGGATGCATTCCGTGAACGACTGCTGAGTGAAGGCTATGATACTGTTCCATACTACAATTCAGCAGAGGATGTTGGTAATACGAGTCACATGATACTACGACCTGAGAACTTACGTTCTGTGTTCGCACAATTCGATCCTGCCAAGCGACATCTTGCTGACATCATGGCGCAGCGTTGGCTCGTACCGACTGCTGCGACTGGTGGTGCTGCTGCAATCGCTGCTGGTGGTGCAGAGAACACCTGATGGTTGACGAGTACTATCCAAGCGAACGCGACCACATGCTTGTCGAAGCTATCATTGGCATGCGTAATGATCCGCTTGCGTTGATTGGCTTCAGGAACAGTGCGTATCAGCATGGTAGAGCACCCAACAACCCTAGCTCGTATGGATCGTACAATCACAACCGGAGCGACATGCGTGTGCACCCTGATTTGTACACTGATCCACAACGCTACGAAGCAGTCGTGCGTCATGAGGGTCGTCATCGTGGGCTACGTGAGTTGATGGATGAGGATCTACGTGAGCAGATTGGTACGCAGCGACTGTCAATGCCTGCGATGCACGCGATAACCGACTACGATGCAAATGAGAGCCTCAACCGCCTGCTGGACCGTCGAACAGGCAGTCCGATCATCGACAGTGACGATGTGACAGCACGATACACACCAGGTGGTGAGCGTATTGCTACAGAAGTGTCAACTCGTGGTGACGAATTGCTGCGTACACTCGTTGGCCGCTACATGAATGCAGAGCCAACACAAGTTCCTGGTCCACATGGACCGATGAATGCTGGTCGTCGTTGGGGTGACTGGTAGTGCCTCACTACAGACTCATCAAGGACAGTACACAGCATCGCTTCTTGCAGAGCAATGCAAAGATACGTCTGTTCGGTGGTGGGTTCGGCAATGGCAAGACAGCAGCGATGTGCATTGATGCATTGCAGGTAGCAAAGGACTATCCAGGTGCGAACATACTAGCATTCCGCAGCACCTATCCGAAGCTGAACGACACGCTACGCAAGGAGTTCTTCAAGTGGTGTCCACGTCAGTGGGTCAAGCGTATGCCGACTGATGACGACAACACATGCACACTGAAGAACGGTACGACCATCAACTTCCGTTACGTCGCACAGCAAGGACGCAACACGAACAGTGAAGGCACATCTAACTTGCTGTCAGCAACGTACGATCACATATTCGGTGATCAAATTGAAGACCCTGAGATTACAGAGAAGGATCTGCACGACTTGCTCGGTCGTTTGCGTGGCAGCACTGACTATATTGGTAACGATCCTACTCGTCCGCGCACCGGCCCTCGTACAATGGCCCTATCTAGCAACCCTACTCGCAATTGGGTATGGCGCAAACTTGTACGTCCTGCTGAACTGCTCGCACAGGGAGTGAAGTCACCTGATCTGCTCGTACATCCTGTTACTGGCAAACCACTCGTAGAAGTGTTCAACAGTGGTACGTATGAGAATGTGCACAACGTCGGATGGGACTACATCCACACCCTCGAAGGTGTGTACACAGGACAAATGCGAGAGCGATTTCTGCGCGGTCTGTGGGTTGCCTATGAAGGACTCGTATACCCTGACTTCTCATTCAACACACATGTCGTATCACATCAACAGGCAGTTGCGTACTATCACAAGCTGCGACGCGAGTCATACGCGCCAACAATCCTAGAAGCATACGATCACGGCATCGCCATGCCATCGTGCTATCTGTTTGCATTCACAGACCACTATGGCAACACGATCATACTCGATGGCTTCCACAAAGCTGAGTCCACTGTTGACTGGTGTGCACGCAGGATCGCTACGATCCGTAACGAGTACAAGGTGCAGCACCTAGTCGATGATGGCGCACTCGCTGTGTACGCTGATCCGAACGTGTTCCGTCGTGCGACTGGGAACTCCAAGACCATCGGTGTCACTGTCGCTGAGATGTTCAGTGAAGAAGGCATCGCAATGCGTCGTGGTAACAATGATGTTGCGAATGGCATTGTGAAGGTCCGTGCTGCGATGGCGATCAGTAACATTCACAAACACCCCATCACTGGCAACTTCGGTGCACCACATCTGTTCGTTGCAGACAACTGTCCGTGGTGGGTGAACGAAGTCACCGACTACATGTGGCGCAAAGCAACAGATGGCACGCTGGCTGACGAACCACGCGACGTGAACGATCACGCGATGGATGCAACGAAGTATCTGCTCACATCACTACCATCACCAGCACGTGCTAAGTCTCCGAAGCCTGCTGCTGTACTGCACGGTGCGTACTTCAAGTGGCATGAACAAGACAGTGCTGGTGGTAGGTCCAGGGAGCATAGGTATCACTGATGGCAATCCCACAGGATGCGAGCGTAGAGAACGTCGAGCGTGCGATTGACGCAGAAGTCGGTGCGCCTGCTCCTGCTGAAGAGAAGTTCACACCGACGTACAAGGTCATCAGCACTGACGAGAAGATCGTCGTCAGCAAGCACATGGGCAAGATATGGCGTGGTCGTCGTGATGCTGCGATGACGGCACGTAAGAACTTCATCGACGCAGCAGATGAGGCAATCAAGTACTTCAATCACGATCAACTCGGTCATCGTACCTCTCGTGATGGTGCCAGTGGCAACACGTATCTTGCAAAGCGCAAGAACGAGATGTGGACTGAGACTGAGAACATCGTGTTCGCGAACATCAAAGCAGTCACACCGAGTGTGTATGCGAAGAACCCCAAGCCAGAGATGACTGCATTTGATCCTGTGAACAGAGACCTCGCAGAAGTCACTGAGCATGTCGTGTATGCATTGTCGTCGATGGATGCACCACCAGGACTCAATCTCAAGATCACTGTCAAGCAAGCAGTCGTGCATGCGCAGTTGACCAACTGTGCGTGGGTAGAGAGTGGATGGGTGTTCAAGCAGGAGAGCAGTGAGCAAGGACTGCAAGACCTCGCTGCTGCTGCGACTGAGTTGGAGAAGGCAAAGGGTGAGAAGGAGATACGTGCAGCAGAAGGCAAGTTGCAGGCGATTGAGAGCAAAGTCAACTTCCTGCTGCCGAGTGGTCCGTGGTGTCGCTTCCATCCCATGCACCGTATCTACGTCGATCCTGCTGCATCAATGCCTGACTTCAGTGATGCATGGTGGATGATCGTTGAAGAGTACTATCCCACTGACTTCCTCAATGCACAGTTCGGTGGTGAGAAGGACGAGACAGGACAAACGAAGTCGTTGTACAATGCAACGCATGTACTGACTGGTGACGAAGCGAAGGCTGGTGCTGCAGATGAGAAGAACTTCAAGCTGTTCAACACCAGCACGACACCAGAGCAGTATGGCTACAGCGACAAGCAAGCAATGCAGGCTGCGTGCTACACGAAGTGTTGGAGGATATGGGACAAGACCACACGTCGCATCTACCTCTACACAGATGACAAGTGGGACTGGCCTGTGTGGGTGTGGAACGACAAGCTGAACCTTCCACGCTTCTTCCCACTACGCAACCTGTCGTTCCACTGTGCTGCTGTCGGTGCGATGGCGAAGGGTGAGGTGACGTACTATCTAGACCAGCAAGATGCAGTGAACGAGATCAACAGTGAACTACAACGTGCACGTTGGCAGGTGTTCAACAAGCTGTTCTATGATAGCACGAACCTCAATCCTGACGACGTTGACAAGTTCCTTGGTGATCCCAAGCGTCAAGCGATGGGGATTAAAGTACCAGAAGGCAAGAACTTCGAGCAAGTGATGTTCACATTCAAGCCACCGTCGTTGAATGTGAAGGAGGTGTTCGACAAGGGTGAGAAGCTAGAAGCGATCAATCGCATCAGTGGCACTGGTGTGATCCTTCGCAATGAGCAATTCAAGACCAACACAACGAACGAAGCGATCAGTCGCTATGAGGCAAACACTCAGACGTTCCTTGACGAGAAAGTGGATGCAGTTGAAGACTTCCTTGGTGGCATCTACGCTGACGTGGCACACATGTGCTTGCAGTATCTCGAACCTAATCGCGTCGTTGGCTTGGTCGGCAAGGAGCAAGCAGCGAAGTGGATCAACATGCCTGCTCAACAAATCGCGCTCGCGTTCTCCATGCGTGTCGTCGGTGGCAGCACACAGAAACCATCGAGTAATGCCAAGCGCAAGGAAGCGCTAGAGATCAGCAAGATTGCTGGACAGTTTGGTGCACAGTCACCGACAGTCATTGCGATGGTGTTGCGTTTGTGGGCGAAGTCATTCGATCAGATCGAGATGCGTACTGAAGACTGGGACCGTCTCCAGGCTGAGTTCGCTGCTACAGCAGGCTCC